AGCGATAGAATGTATATGGTTGCTGACACCTGGACTTCAGGTGCTTTGAGACAGCAATGGGGAGTGAATAGATGGGACATAGCCGCTGATGGAACGGCGACCTTTGCTGGAGAGGAAAGCATAAACACCTTTACTTCATCAGTCTCAGAATCAGGCAGGGAAGGACTTCCAATAATAGATTTTCCCACAACCAATCAGGCGGTAATGATGTATAACCAAGCACCAACTGCCATATATTATTTTGTGTTTGGCATTGATGGCAGTGACAATGTAACGGTTAGTGATAAGACCTATACCAATACTGTAACTGGCCAAGGAACATTTGAGAATAATCTTCTAAGAGATCCTGATGGATCTGAAACTGATTACGTAATGTGTGATAGGGTAGGCAACATACATTTCTATTCATTTGATACTGCGACTTCAACCATTAGCCTTACCAATGAAATTAACATATCAAATGTTGATGGTTATGGTGCCCAATCCTGGATAATTGAAACCAGCGGAACTAATCAAATCTGTGTGGTGTATTACAATTCAGTTTCTACGAACTGGGAAGCATACAGGGTTAATTTTGATGGCACGGGCGGAACCGTGGATACATTGGTAAGTGCCGCAACACTGGGTCAGAGCGTGGGATATGGATGTGCAAGGCATCAGCCTGACATTCCTACCAACAAGAGTTTATACACGGTGTCTGGAGCGGCGTGGAGCGATAGTGCGGGTGCAAATGGTAAGAACAGGGCCTTTGGTTTGGTATGGGACGGAACAAGTTCCTGGACGGTTGGATCAATACAGGAATTTGATATACCAGATATACTTGGAACATCCGCGGTTATGGATTTTGGAACACAGCAAACCAAATTCTGTTATGGATTGGAAGATGGAACATTCCATATCGTAGAAAGATGGCGAGATGTCTATGACACTCCATCAGAAGAAGAAAAATATGCAGGTTGGTTTTACAATGTAGATGCCAGTGCAAATATTAGCATACAGAGTGATACTGCAACACTATTAACAAGCGGTGTGGGTGCGAACTTTGCTGGTGGTAACCAAAACTATATGAGTTCAAGATTAACAACAGATGGTGAAGTTTTATGTGTATTGGCAGGCGAACTTGATGCAAATGATAGTGCCACCGCCGCCTATGCCGCCCTAACAACCTACAAGAAACCAGCATAGGAGAATGAATAATGGCTTGGCCCTCAGGAACAAAAGCATCCACTAATAATGTGGATCAAGGCAGTGACAAGATTAGTCTTGCACGAGCGGACATAAAACAAAACATTGACAATGTTAATGACATAATTGATGAATTCAACATATCATCACCCTCAGATGGGGATGTTTTACAGTATAATTCAACTTCAGGCAAATGGGAACAGGTTGCTTCTACAAGTGTAGGAACCGCAGAAGCAATTTGGGCTATTGCTGATTCATATAGTGCCAGTGTGACCCAGGGAAAATACACTGGCGACATTGATATACATTACAGCAGAGGATTTAGTCTTACAAAAACAGTTGATGGCACAAACACAACCTACATAACTGTTCCAGCAGGCACTTATGTATTTGAGGTTATTACAAATAAAGATGGAGGTAGTGGTGACAATCCAAAATTCTTTCTCAAGAATACGGATAGTGTAACACCAAGCACATATGATGAAACTAACATTGAATTTACGACTAGTGGAACTTATTTTCAAACCAATCTTGTAACACTTGCTTCAACAACCAATCTCTATATCTATTATAGTATAGGCAGCACAAATGCTTTGCTAAATGTAAGCAATTGGTTGTATAGAATACAGAAAATAGCATAACACAATTCCCAAGGCACTTCCAATAAATACACTTGTTATAACAAACGCAATAAAACCTTATAAGGAGAAATAATATTATGTCAGCGGCATCAAATTATACTGAAGACAGAACATTGGACTTTTGGTTAAAAGCCAATTCACAGTCTTCAACAGCACCTACAACTGTTTATGTAGGACTATTCACATCAGACGATTCAACTGGTGGAACATCAGATAACCTAGAAGCAGGTATTTTAACAAATGAAGTATCAACTTCAGGCACAGCATATGTTAGAAAGGCAGTAACATTTGGAGCAATCACAAATGGTTCAGTATCTAACTCAGGAAATATTACATTTGACACAGCAACAGCAAACTGGGGCACAATCACTCACGTGGCTGTAATGGATACTGATTCAACTTCAGATTCAGCAGGTGCGGGAAATGTTTTATTTTATGGAGCACTGGATACGGCTCGTGAAATTCTAACAGACGACACATTCCAAATTACTACAGGCAACCTAACTGTTACATTGGCGTAAGTCACTGTAGGGGAGAACCCAAGTGGCTGGCAGTGAATTTGTAAGTGGAATTTATGTTGCCAGTGATTATGTAGATGATACATACACCGCTGGCACATACGTAGATCCTGGTTATGTAACAGGCATAGTTTCAGGCACAGCCACTCTCACATCTACATTCTCAGTTACAGCGGCGGGTGAAGAATTACCTGAAGAAGGTATTTCAACACAGCCCGTTACCGCAACCCTATCAGCGGATGGTGTTAGAACCAGGGACGGTTCATCTACCATTGATAGTGCTCTATCATTCTCAATAAGGGTATTTGCAACCAAGCGTCCAATAGCAACCATAGACGCTTCAGCAACCCTAACCAGTGCGGGTGAAAGAACAAGAAATGCCAGCCTGGATCTATACACCTGTCCTGGAGTATGGGATGATTTAGGAACTTGGGAACGCCCAAATCAGGAACAGTGGCAGTGCCTAAGTGCAAATGCATTAGTGTCACAGACTGGTGTCGCAAGATTCCTAAATTCTAATTTTGCATTATCCGTTAATGGTAGAAGAGTAATACTTGCTTCAGCACAGTTAGACAGCACGGTAACACAGACACAAACAACCTCTAACACGATTAGAACAACCAAGACACTTGCTTCAATTGTTACACTAACAAACACTGGCACTGTTAAATTAAAAAGAGCAACGGTATCAATTGACAATGTTCTATCATTCAGTGTTGATGCATTTAGAACAAGAAACACTGCTACACTACTTGCTTCACTGGGAACACTAACAGTTGATGCAGTTAGAACAAGACAGGGCATATCACTAGAAGCATCAAGTGGCACACTTTCTGTTGCGGGTAGAAAGGATTCTACTCCACAGAATATTCAATTAGGTTCCACAACAAGTCTTGCAGTTGATGGTATCAGATCTGTAAGAGGAACTGTCTTACAGGCTTCACTGGGTGAATTATCCGTTGATGGCATAAGAAGCATACAGGGTTCATTGTCATTATCATCAGTTCTTTCATTTAGCATACAGGCAAGAAGCACAAGAAGAGGCACAATACTTGAAGCCAGCAGTGGCACTATGTCCATTGATGGCATAAGAACAAGAAACCTATCAACAACATTGAACACCAGCGTAATATTTGACGCAAGGATTCCACAGGTATTAGGACAGGCAGATTTAAGTGCATCATTCTCAGTAAGTTCAAGAAATAAACTTATCAGAGGTGATAGGATAACTGCCAATACAGAATTCAATATTACCAGAGCGGTTGGAAGTGTTGTTACATTTGGTAGTGCAACACTAAACGCATTTAACAGCATTGTTGGAGTTTTAACTGCTTACAAGATTGATCCTTATAGGATCTATACTGTTAAATCAGAGGGCAGAACGCTCATAATTGAAGCAGAATCCCGCAAAAAATTAGTAAAATCAGAAAATCGTGTAAATACTATTCAAGAAGAGACGAGAATCTCTTCTGTTAAGAGTGAAACGAGACAATTAGAAATCCAGAACCTGACACTGACTGACGTGGCAGGGACACCACTGGACACAAGGAAATAAATATGCCAAATTTAACAGGATTCCAGGAAGACAGAGTAGGTGCTTACATTGAAAAGGACCCTTATGCTGTTTTGGACTATTCATTGGATTGGACCAACTGGATGCCCAGTGGTGATACAATTACTTCTATATCCGTTACGGCGGACTCAGGCATAACAATAGACTCAACAACAAATACTGATTTCATAGCAACGGCATACATCTCAGGCGGCACAGCAGGCACTATCTATAACATAGAATTTAAGATTGTAACAACCAATGGATTACAAGATTCACGTAATTTTAGAATCAAAGTAATAGAGAGACAAGCCTAATGAGCGAAGAACAGAACACACAAAAGAAAAAATACAGAACCATAGACAGAAACCTAGTCTATAAATTAGCCTGTATCCAATGCACACCAGAAGAAATAGCAGAAGTGGTAGGCTGTTCTCCTGCGGCACTTAAGAAAAGATTCAAAGCACTATTAGAAAAAGGCAAGGAAACAGGCAAGCAAAGCCTAAGACGTGCTATGTGGGAAAAAGCAATTAACGGTGATACCCGTGTGCAAATTTTCCTATCTAAACAATATTTGGGTATGAAGGATTCACCAGAGGATACACAAAATACACAGCCTCTGCCTTGGGAGGACTAATGCCATTATCAGATCCACAGAAAACAATATGTGAAAGTGATAGCCGTTTCCGTGTTGCGGTAACAGGACGTCGCTTTGGCAAGACACACGTGGCTATGAGAGAATTGGCAAGATTTGCAAGTATTCCAAACAGTCAAGTTTGGTATATTGCTCCAAGTTACAGAATGGCAAAGGGCATTGTTTGGGATCAACTAAAGGGCAAACTAAAGGACCTGCGTTGGATTGAGGCAAGCAATGAAGCAGAACTAAAATTAAGATTAAAGAATGGAAGCGTAATACACCTTAAGGGTGCGGATAATCCAGACAGCCTTAGAGGTGTTGGATTGAATTTTATAGTTATGGATGAATTTCAGGACATAGATCCTAGGGTTTGGACAGAGGTATGTCGTCCCACACTATCTGACAAAAGGGGACACGCTCTATTCACAGGAACGCCACGCGGAGTAGGATCTTTTAGCCACGAGATGTATTCTATGGCTCTAACGACTGAAGGGTGGGAAGCGTGGAGTTACACAACACTGGATGGTGGTAATGTTCCACAGAATGAAATTGAAGATGCAAGGCGTGATATGGATGAAAAAACATTCCAACAGGAATACCTTGCAACATTCAACACATACAGTGGTATGGTTTATTATAATTTTGATAGAGAAAGACATCTTAAATCATATTCAAATCCAGACGTTAATGAAATATACATAGGACAGGATTTCAACGTGGGTGCATTGGCAAGTGCCATAGCAATCATTGAGAATGGCAGTGTCTATTTCATTGATGAACTGTTATTGGATAGTTCAAGCACTGAGGATACCTGTGATGAACTAAAACGAAGATATCCAAATTCAAAAATTAACATCTATCCAGATCCAGCAGGACGCCAAAGGCGTTCAAGTGCAGGAGGAAAGACGGACATTTCAATCCTACAAAATGCAGGTTTTAATGTGCAGGCTAGAAACAGCCACACTCCAATTCGTGATAGGGTAAATGCAGTAAATAGTAAATTAAAGAACGCAAGGGGAGATATACAACTGTATATTGATCCAAAGTGCAAGAACATTATTAACAGTTTAGAAAAAATGGTTTATAAACCAGGAACAAACGTCATAGACAAGGACGGAAAACTGGATCATATGGCTGATGCAGTAGGCTATCTAATTGATTTCCTATATCCAGTTCGCACTGAATATGCACCACAGGAACCACAAAGATGGGCATTCTCAGGTAACAACAATCAAGCAAGGAGATGGAACTAGATGCCCGTTATTAGAGACAGAGTATTAAAGGGTGATTCTAAATTAGCCATTGATTTTATAGTAGAGGCACATCCTGCCTACAAGCACTATCTTAATCGTTGGATATTTTTAGGTGACTCTTACAACGGTGGCTATGAATACTTTCAAGGAAAGTATTTGGAGCCCTACTATTATGAATCAAGAGATGATTATGAAAAACGCCTTAGAATGCTTGGGCTTGATAATCACGTAAAATCAATCATTGGTATATACAATTCATTTCTTTTTAGAAGAGATCCAAAGAGAGTATTTGGATCAATTGAAAACGATCCTGGGTTAGAACCTTTCCTTGCAGATGCTGACCTAGATGGTAGAAGTTTTCATCAATTCATAAGAGAAATGAGTGCAATGGCAATGGTGTATGGTAACGTGTGGGTTATTGTTGATAAACCAGCCGCACAAACATTAACGAGAGCAGATGAATTGGAACAGGGCATTCGTCCTTATGTGAGTATGTTCTCACCAGACAATGTGTTGGATTGGGAATACTCAAGACAACTAAATGGATTATACACTCTTTCATACCTAAAGGTTAAGGAAGAAGTTGTCAATGGCAAGCAATACATTAGAGAATACACACCAGAAGAAATAAATGTTTATGTAGTTAATGGTGATGAAAACACAGGCGAATTAGCAATGACTATGCCAAACGAACTTGGTAAAGTTCCAGCGGTATGCGTTTATGCACAGAGAAGCCAAACAAGAGGCATAGGTATTTCACCAGCAGGCGATTGGGCAGACATACAGAAGGAACTGTATGAAATGTCAAGTGAAATTGAACAGATTATTAGGCTTACTAATCATCCATCACTTGTAAAAACAGCAGACACAGAAGCAAGTGCAGGTGCAGGATCAATTGTGCAACTGCCACAAGGATTGGATCCAGGCTTAAAACCTTACCTATTGCAACCAGACGGTGCTTCAATTGAATCAGTGTTAAGTGCAATTGAAAAGAAAGTTGAATCCATTGACAGAATGGCTTCACTTGGAGGCATACGCTCCGTTGAGAGTCGTAGATTGTCAGGAGTGGGATTACAGACAGAATTTCAAATGCTAAATGCAAGGCTGGCAGATTTTGCAATGAACCTAGAACACGCAGAAGAACAGATTTGGAGATTATGGGCACAGTATCAAGGCTCAAGATGGGATGGAGAAATTACATATCCACGCTCATTCTCAATCCAGGACAAGGTTAATGATGTGCAGATGCTTAAGATGGCAAGAGAAACATCACCTGATGATAAAATGATTACTGACAAGATTGACAAGATGTTGTTAGAAACAATCACAGAACAACCATACGAAGATGTTAAGGAATGGTATGAAGAATGGAAAGAAGAAAACAAACCTGCCAAGGATTCAGTGCAACACGCACCTGTAACTTCTGCAGACGACTTGGTTACACATTTAAGAGAAATGGTAGAAGCAGGATACACAGATGAAGAAATTAAAACACTACATCCAGAACTAGCACAATTATTCAACTCTGGGAGCGAAACGGATCTAGAAGACGAGGACGACGAAGAGAACAATGGGTAAGTTTATACCTGAAAGAGATTTTATAAACGAATTACCCACTGAAAAACGCCTACGCGAACTTATAGATGAATATAAGGAAAACATATGGCGCTTTGAAGTTAAGGATTCTAAGGCAGCAGGTGTAAGAGCAAGAAATAACCTGCTTGAATTAGGCAAACTTGTAAAGGCTAGAAGAAAAGAAATACTTGAACGCAAAAAGGAAATAGTTCCTTTTCGCTGGGAAGTAGAAGAATAAAGGAGAGCGATATGGCTATGCGAGGTGGAAGAAAAAAGAAGAAGGATAAGAAAAAGTCTTCTTCACGCGGTGGAAGACGCCGTAAATAATGGAATTTGTGCCCAAAGGCATAAATAACAACACATACTGCCAATTAGAGGGCAGGTGGTAGAACTCAACCAATTATAAAGAGGACAGAAAATGGACGCAGAAAACACAGCGGTTAATGATACGGAGACAACTGCATCTCAACCAGAGGTTAAAGAGCAGGTAGCAACACAGGATGCTAGGGATACAAATACACTTACTCAGGACGATGTGAATCGCATTATTGCTGAAAGAGTGGCAAGGGAAAAAGCAAAGTTTGAGAAGAAATACTCAAATGTTGATTTGGACCATTACAACAATTTGGTAGAAGCAGAAGAACAACGCAAACAACAAGAGTTGGAAAAGCGTGGAGAGTATGAAAAACTATTAAAGGATCAGGCTGAAAAGTTTAATTCCAAGATACAAACATACGAAAGTGAATTGCATTCTATCAAGGTAGATGGCACACTGCTAAATGAAGCAAGTAGCCAAAGAGCAGTAAATCCACAACAGGTGGTTTCATTGCTTAAGGGCAACTTGAAATTGAATGAAGCGGGTGGCGTTGATGTTGTAGATACGAACGGACAGGTAAGATATGATGATAATGGAGAACCATTAAAAGTATCAAACTTGGTAAATGAATTCCTTAGTGCAAATCCACATTTTGTTTCAGCAGGACCAAGTGGTTCTGGAACTGGACAGGGCGTGGGCAAACAGACTCCTGTGGTAGATAACGATGTTACTAAACTTAATATGCAGAATCCTGAACATCGTAAGCGTTATCGTGAGATAATGCAAAGCAAAGGGATTCGCGTATAAATTTGCTACTAAAGGAGAATAACTATGGCGAATGAATTTGACACAGGCGTATCAGGAGCAGATGCTCTTTACGCAAACATAATGCAGGCCGCTCTATTCACAATGAACGAGCAGTCTATTATACGTCCTCTTGTAAGAAATTACAATATGACAGGAACACCAGGCTTAACAGCACAGGTTCCAATTTACCCAGCGGTATCAGCCTCTGGCGTAAGTGACGGCAGCGATCTTTCTAACGTGTCTTTTGCGACAACTAAGAAAGAAATCACAGCATCAGAAGTTGGTGTTATGGTAACACTAACTGACTTACTTGAAGAAGCAAGTTCAGATGACACAGCGGCAGCAGTTGGGCGCCAATTAGGTGCGGCAATGGCTGAGAAAGTTGATACAGACATCGCGGCTCTATTCAGCGGCTTTTCTAATGTTATCAACAAATCAAGTGCAAGTGTAACAGTTGATGACTTGTTCAAAGCGGCTGCAACACTTAAGGCTAACAAAGCGGATCAAAATGGTGGTTACGTGGCTGTATTACATCCATACCAAGCATACGATCTAA